CCAACCAAGTTCTTCTGCCATGGTTAGAAGATCATCGTTTGCTACGGTGTAAGTAACTGCTTCTCTAGTAGAGCAATCATAATACTGTTTGATCACCTCAATTGAGGATTTCTTGGTCTTAGCACCAGGACCTTTGACCCAAGCATAGCGTGATGTTCTACCAGTTGCTGCCGCTGCGAGTGACTTGAACAGCGCGCTCTTGTCTGATGATCCGCTGAACACATATGGGTTGACCATAGTGTTGAGGCGAATGATTTGCGCCATGTCTGATGTTCCAGTCATCCAACGCATCATGACATACGGCGCTGCTGCCTTCTGACCTTCTGGTGTCAGTTTGTCATACCAAGTTAGATCGCCCTTTGACAGCGCTGACAGACCAGCAAACAGATCAAATGCTGTTTTATCCAGTGCCATCAGTCGCCAATACGCATGTCGATGCCATTGTCATCGCGGAAGAAGGTGATCTTCTCGACAAGGACACCAGCATCATCGACGGTGTCGTTAATCAATGCCGCTTCTTTTCCGACGGCAATGGTTACTTGATCGCCGACATTTGGGAGCAACGCCTTCACTGCGAGTCGAAGAACATGTTCAAGCGTAACCATCGTGTCGAGGGTTGTCTGAAGAATTTCAATCGTATCGGTTTGCTCGCGAACCTTGGCAGCAAGTGCCAATTCAAGTTCAGTGTGGTCGTGGTCGTGGTGATGTGACATGGTGGTACTCACAGTTAAGAAAGGAGAGCAAGTTCGCCGAACAACGCGTAAACGTTTAGTTCTTTGTCGCCGACAAACACGTGTTTGTATTGGTAGTCGTTAATGCGGAGAACCGCTTCTTCAACATTCGCTTTGAGGCATTTGATGCGATGAAGATTGTCGAACAGAAAACGAAACACATCTTGAAGTTCTTCTGTTGTCGCGGAGTCGCAAACAACTTTGCGAGCTGCTTTCAAATCACCAGCTTCAAGCAGCGGGAGCAATTCAAGTTTCCAATCGGCAGCGGCGGCGCCAGTAGTAAGACTCAACTTGCCGTTAATTGAGCTGCCTTCGAGCAGCTGAATCATCTTGCGAACGTCTGGGTAGGATGCTGCTACGACCTTGTCGAGATCGTCAACATCAAACTCGATACCTTCTGCTTCGAGAATTTCAGCGGCGAGAACAACAATGTCTTCACGTGCTGGTGCTTTGATTGCGAATTCTTGAAAGCGGGAACGAAGTGGCGGAGTCACCTTGTTGATGTAGTTACATGTCGCAATGAAGCGGCATGAACTAGAGACATCTTCGATGAGCGCGCGGAGCAGCGCTTGTGCGTCGTGACCGAGGTAATCGAATTCTTCGAGACGAACGACTTTGAACTTGCCCATTGGCATTGTCGTGGCAAACCCTTTCACCTTGTCGCGCAAGGCATCGATCTTCTCGTCCGAGCAATTGATCTTCATCACGTCCATCTTGTTGACACCAAGATCTCGAATCAGCGCGAGTGAGAGGGATGTTTTGCCTGTACCTGGTCCGCCGTACATAAGCAGATTCGGGATTTCGCCGTTGTCGATGAACTCTTTGAATTTCAAACGAGTGCGTTCATCCGGCATGATGACACGATCAACCGATCGTGGACGGTGTTGTTCTACCCAAACCTTCTTCATTTATAGATCTCCAATTGAACCGAGAATTTCGCCAGCACCATCAACAACAGCACCGCCTGCTGCGAGAACTGCTTCAAGACCTGCGGCAGAAACATCGCTAACAGACTCAAATGCCGACCCAACGACCTCACCGGTAGTTTCGGCAGCAGCGGTAGTTGCTTTAGTGGTATTTGCTAATGCCGTTTCAATGATGTCTGTTGCCAGATCAATTGCGACACTCGCGTTATTCAGCATCGTCGACATCAAAGGCGATGTTGACTTCTTTTTATCTTTGTCGTTAGACATTTATTCTCCAATAGTGACATGTAATTTTATCTTGTCGCTATTGGAGTGTGTAACCAAATGATTAGGTTAGCTTGACACCAGTTTTGTATCCGACTTCAAACGGTTCCGCCGCATCAACTACTGTGTGCGGGTCTGGTTTAACAGCGCCGAGAGACGACAGAGTAATTACCTCGCGATCGGCAGGCGCCGCTGGAGGTGTCTCGTCAATCGCTAGTGTCTGTTCTTCTTCCTCAGGAGGAATTGTTTCCTCTGCGCCGCCCTGCTCAATCGTAGGTTCTTCTGCTACAGCATACTGCTCTTCAAAAAAACCTTTATGATCGCTGTCAAGCATTTCGGTAATTTCCGAATTTGATGTGTACGGAATATCTGATGGGAGACGTTCGACTAGTGGTCCATCTTCCATTGGAGCAGAATATGTCGCAACTTGAGTTGCGGATTCAGGTTCGTCAAAAATGTATTGAAGGTTAGAAGTTTTGACATCAACTGGCGTTTCTTCTTCAAAAGATTCCGAGCTGTTAATCTCAGGATCTATCGCTTGCTCAGCACGCTTGCTCTTCTCAAGTCGAAATTGGGCAAGCAAGAAATTGCCGGCAATAATCAAAAACACCGCCAACGGGTCGAAGACTGGAATAATCATTGCAATCACCCATTTGACAGCAGACTCAACTGGGATGTCAAACGCCTTTGCGATGTACAGAATAGGACCTGCTTTTGCCTCAACACCGATTTGCGCAGTTTGAAGTTCAGGCAATTTCTTATCGATCTCAGCGATCTTATTCTGAAGATCTTGCTGCTCTGCTTTGAACCCGTTCATAAGGCGAAGACGCTGATTCACCGTAGTCTTTTCTGGTAGTGCTGCGATCTGAGCGTCAATTTGTTTCTTGCGCTCTTCGTACTTTGCCTGTTGATTCTTCAGAACCTCAACCTTCAATGCGCCTTCTTGAGTTCCAAGAATCGCCTTCTGAAATTCGCCTGAAAGAAATGAAAATGCTCCGGCGGAAGTAATAACCATCGTGATCGTTGCTGCGGCAAGTGCGTAACCACGCATCAACCTAGAGAGTTTGTCCCAATAGGTATACAACAGGGGAACGATTACCAATTTCCCAGCATCTAACGAGACAGCAAGCGAAATGATAACTGGATTGGCGCCGAATAATGTCGACAACCCGATTACAGACACGTAGGTGCCGATTGCTTCAATCGCAAACGCGACGATGAAGGTTAGAACCGCTAGGACCGGGAAGTTCATTGTCTTGTACAGGAGTCAATATCGTTTGTAACCACGAGGATTTTCGAGTCGTCTGTTTTCCACATACGAACACCATCAACCTCAGTGCCTTCCATCCACATCAATGATTCGATGAGAACGTAGTCGCCAACTGCTAACCCTTCGACCTTTGGTCCAATCGCGAGAACTTCTCCCCAGCGATGAACCTTCTGACTCGCCTCAGTAGCAACCATAATGATGCCGCTGCGGAGTGTGTCGGTAAACTTTCCTTTTTGACCGCCAGTGTGATCCAGAAACCGAAACATCACATTGTTGCCAAGGGGTTTAACTATTGCCATTTGTTTTCCTAGTTATGTGTTATATGTTATTTGCGCTTGAGCTGCTTGCCTTGAGTCGCAGAAGCGCTAACATCTGCCGCCTCCATCGAAATGGCAAGAAAATCCACATCAGGTTGAACGCTAGTGCGAACACCATCTTTTTCGTCAATTGCCTTCTTTCGGTCTTCAACAACCTTTGGGACAGGCGCAGACGCAAGTTGCTGCTTGATCGCTAACAATTCAAAGTCGACAATTTCGCCGCGTGCGCTACGAATTACTTGGGACATACGGTAATCTCCAAAAGAATAGAGCGCCTACAGCGGCGCACTATATTTATACCAGAAAATTCAATCGTGAAAAAACTCTTCCATCGGGACGTTGAATTTCACGCAATCTACAACGTGGAGACCGATAATGAATAGAATGTATGAGGCGCATGACGATCCTCGACCAACTCCCCAAACCACGTTGTTTTTGCGAAAAGTGTCGAGGACGAAAATGACGGTCTTGGTAAACTCGACCATACCGCGCTTCCGAATCTCCTTTAACTCAGCGTCAATACGATTGATCGCCATTGTTGTCTGGTCATCGGTATATTTCAACTTTGGCAGGCGATTAGCAAAATCATCTGCTATTCGATCTTCAAGGTTGAGGTTGCGATATTCTTCTGGGAGTTGCCAACCCATCTTGATGTTGATTGGCGGTGCCTCAGATTCTTCTTGATAAAGACGATCCGCTTCAGCAACTTGTCGATTGAAGTTGTCTAAATCTTCGGACCAGCCGCGAACGCGAAGTTGTTGTGGAAGGACACCGCGAATAAGTGCCTCATCAACATCTTCGGCATTTACGACAGACACTCCGTCAAAACGAAGTGTCCGATCATCAAGTTCAGTTTGTAGTCGATTCATTGATTCTCATCAAGCGCTCATCAGCGGTCTCGCGATTCGATTTCAATTCATGACCTGCGAACTTCATCAGCACTGTCATCGGCACATCAGAGAAGGGTGCCTCGCAATAGAACTGTGTATTGCCCCAGTTGCCGGTCTTGACAAACTTTGCCAGCGATTCACGATGCTCGGTATTCGTTGGGTCAAAGAACTGACGACTTACGCCAGCGCGGCGCAGAACAGTGGAGTTGCTCAAAAAGTCAGGGGTTTCGCAAAAATCGGGCATGGTGTCCTCGTTGGTGGTTGAAATTTATTTGAGTTGCTCTACTTCGATGCCGAGAGTTTTCAGCATCGCAAGTCCATCGGTCAAGCGATATTGGTTACGGAAAACTACTCTTTTTATTCCAGACTGAGCAATTAGTTTTGCGCAGTCTGGACATGGAGAAAAAGTTGTGTAGATAGTGCCGCCATCAGACCCTAGACCGCCTGTACGAGCTAATTTCAAAATCGAATTTGATTCAGCATGAAGAACTTCTGGACGTGTAACTAACGCGCCTTCACCGTTATCAAATTCGCAATTGTTGTCAAAACCAGAAGGAGTCCCATTCCAGCCCATTGAAATAATGTTTCCGTCAGAAACAATAACGGCGCCAACTTTGGCGCGCCTTGAATGTGACATCTCCGCAACGCGGTCGGAGATGTCCAAGAACATTTTGTCGAGATCATTTAAAGAAGCCATAAATAGATTATATCTGACAGGTGATAACTTTTGTAAGGATTTTTAGGATGGATACGAAGCGAATTCACGACCAAATTATCAAGAGAGCATTGACGAGAGGTCGGCAATCTGAATATGTTGAGAGTCATCATATTGTTCCGCGATCGATGGGAGGGTCTGATGATCCATCGAATTTAGTTTTTCTCACCGCTAGGGAGCATTTAATTGTTCATAAACTTATGGTAAGACATACCGAGGGCGCGGCAAAGAGAAAAGCGATAAACGCTTATTGGGCGATGGTATCTCTTAGAAGTAAAGACACATCTGGACGTTTAACGCTCTCTACTAGAGAATTTGAAAAAGCTCGAACTCTAATGGTAAAAGCACGTACTGGCGTACCTCGTTCAGATGCCACAAAAGCAAAAGTGTCAGAGTCGCTAAAGAGACATTTCAAAGAAAACGGATGTCATAATAAAGGGAGATCATATTCTCATCTTACAAAAGAGCAGAGAAGTTTAACATTCGGCATCGGCAATAAAGGGAGAAAACAATCACAAGAAGAAAAGGATCGGCGTGCAAGCGCATTAAAAGGGCAAAAACGGTCTGAAGAAGTTAAACAAAAAATGCGCGTCGCAGCAGCTGAACGAGAACGTGTCAAACGTCTGGCGAGACTTTAACCCTTCAGAAGATAATTTATTCCTTGGTCTTGACGACGGAAGTATTCCTTGGTCTTTGGTGTGAGTTCAAACTTCCGGTCCTCACAACCTTGAAGAAACTTTCGAGCAAAGGTGGACATTACTTCTGGTGTGTTCCCATTGATTGGGAATGACATTCCGCAAATTGCCAGACACACCATATCAATTAGCAAATCACGATCGTAAGTATCATCGGGTGCGTCGTATTTGATGAGGTGCTGCGCGACGGTAATATTCGTGACAGACTTGAGTTGGTCAGTGGTCAGTAACAACCCGAACCGTTTTGCGAGAACATCGCAACATTCTTTCTGCAGGTCCTCAGACATTTCATACAGGTCTTTTGGTGCGATACTACACCGGAAACATTCGACAAAGGTGTTGTCTTCCTCAAAGAGGAACGACAATTGCTGAGTGATCGGATGCCGAATTGTGCCACGGACCGTGTTGACTTTGTTCCCAGACTTGAACGGTTTCGGTTCAAACTTCGAGGTTGTCTTTGGATTCTTCCAGACTTGTTGCCCAATCATCTTTTCCCATTCAGCTTCGCGCGCTGGAGAGAATTTGTTCTTGAACACTCGAGATGGGTTGGTTTCAATAATCATAGGTTGAATTATAACACAACCTAGGGAATCTGTTATGGTAATTTGTAAATTGGTACAGGACCATCAGGTCG